AATCAAGCCTTTCTTGGAATCATTTGAGTTAGAATAACCTTCCCACGCTCCCGTGTCATAACCAAACTTATCTTTCATAAAGTTTGACAAGGTTTGCATGTCAGTGTATTTAACTCTACTGATTTGAGAACCTGTGAGTGGAGATCCATCAGAAATCCACGTAGTTCCAGGTTCAGTTCTTGTAAGTCCTTCATAGTTTCCAAAAACAAACAATTTGTTCTTGATAATTGGAAGTCCCAATCTAACACCGAAAACATTTTCATCAAATTTTGATGCGGTTACAGGAACACCATTTGCTGAGTTTCCAACAAAGGTTGAACTGTTGTTTCTGGTTGTTGTATAAACAGAACCTTCAACGTTGTTTGTTCCTGAACGAGTTACGGCATTTACACCGGCTCCTACGAAACCACTTTGTCTGATGTCATAAGGGGCTACGTTCAATTGGATTTGTTCCAAGGCATCAAGTGAAATCGCTGTTGCACCTGTTCTACCTCCAGCCTGTGCTGAAGAACCCAAACCAAAGCCATTATTGAACTGTGACCCGTCAATTGTAAAGTTATTCAATCTTGAGTCCTGTGCTCCGAATGACGCTCCATCACCAAATGGGTTATACTTTGTTACGGAGTTGATTGTTCTTGCTCCTGTAATAGGAACTGACATAATCTCGGTTCTTGAAAATTGTTGTGCCGCACCAGTACGGTCTTTAGAAAAGGTTTTGTCCTTGTTTCCGATAATTGTCACTTCTGACAACTGAGCGGATTCTTCGGGTAAAGTGACATTCACATTCGTTGTAATACCGAGAGTTGTCATAACATCAGTCACTTCCGTAGTTTTATAACCAACATACGAAATACGAACGACATACGGACCTCCGACACGAACGGATGGAATTGTATAAACACCTGATAGGTTTGTGATTGTATTGTATTCAGTACCGGTTGGTTGGTGAATTGCAGTTACGTTCGCACCTATCAAAGTCTCTCCTTTTTCATCTTTTATCACACCTGATAAAACAGAACTGGTAATCTGTCCAAAAGATGTGACCGCCATAAAAAAGGATAAAAGTGACGTTAAAAAAACATTCTTCATAAAAATTGTTTTGAGGTTTATTAAATGTTAAAAAAAAATCCTATGAGAAAACCCACAGGATTGTTAAAAGTTTATTCAAAAATGATATAAAATATGTTTGCATTTGTGTCTGTATTAAAAACTTTACAAAAGTAAATGAAAAGATGTTAAAGTCAAATTACTGTTAAGAAAATATTTTTTGTCTATTGTGAATTTGTTTTTGAGACACCATACCACCAATTGTCGGGGACTGATTCACCCCCTTTTATTTTTTTATTAACAACACCATTTGTAATCCATCTAGTCCCATATTGGGAATTCGATTCACCTACACCAGTACCTTTTTTAATATTTCTTAATTTCTCAATAGTTTCTGGTTTATGTTTTTTACCTTCCCAAGAGTAATAATCTTTTATAAGTCTCCTATTATTTTGTTTAAAGCCTCGTTTATTTGCTTCTGATATTTTTTTAGAATACGATAAACGATATTCAATATCGTTTTTCATTCTTTCACCGTGTTTTAATCCTGCGGCTTGTGAGCACTTAAATTGATGTTCTTTATCTTTGAATTTACCCCCTCCATAACCTCCAGGTTTGAGATTCATACATTTATCCTCCAATAATAAATCCGAATTAACAATTTCAATCTCACGGTCTCTAAGTGATTTCCTATCTGGAAAAAATTCTAATATTTCCATATTAAAAATTTCTTTCCCATGTTTGTGTATCAATTGTTTCAATCTTTTTCCACTACCAATATATCCATCATCTAATTTGTCAGTTGAATGCATTCCGATATAGAAATTACCGTTTCTTAAATCTGTGGTTTTATAAATAAAATGAAATTGTTTTTCTTTACGACCCATTTGCCCTTCCTTTATATATAAATATAAAGAAAGTGCAAAAAGGTCACGCGTGGAGGTGGAGGGATTCGAACCCTCGTGTTGTCCAAGAACACCAAAGGTGACTACACGTTTATTCCGTTAATTCACAACGGACAAATAAGTTGGTTCCTATTTTGACATCGTCACCAACAACTGTGTCGAATTCACTTTCACGCTTGCGACTTACAGGCAGAGTTCTGAACAAGGCCCCAACACTCTCAAAGTGGTATTACACTTCTTAGGACTTCTGTTTCTAGGTTATATGTCCCCCCGACCCAAAGTCGTTTCCACCAATTAGGCAGTTACAACACTTTCTTCTCTGATCAAGCCAAGAGTAGAAAGTTTAGCAAAAGTATTGCCAACTATTGTTTGAATCAGATTATAAGGAGTTAATCCTGCTCCTACGTGCCACCCTTGACATTACCTTGTCAGTCGATGCCATTTCACCCCCATATGTAAAAGAACTGTTTTGTGATACAAAGATATTTAATAAATAGATACAAACCAAATCAAATGAGAAATTCTTTAAGAAAAATATTTGAGGACGAAGAAGAGGAAGGGCAAGAAAAGGTTCAAAGTGGTAATATTGCAAAATCGGTATTTGATTTTATTAAGAAGAGAATTACTAGAACTGAACTTGAGGAATCTGACGATTATATTGAGGATATATCAGGATATTCTTTTGACCGAGCCAATTCAACTATATACACGAAGATGACGGTTAAGGATTTCTATGATATAATTGACCTCCGTGAAGAGGATGAATGGGTGTTAAATGCACTCAATTATTCTAGTTATTACGATTTTAATATTGTTGATGACTATACTACCACGGATGATTTTAAACAGGGCTACCCTTATGTTTGGAATCATTTGGATACAAAAAATATTGAAACATTAGAGAACATTGCCAGAATAGTTTATCCTGAGGAACCTTTTAATTTATCTAATGAAAAATATACTCAAGAACTCAATATAAGATTGCTTGATATGTTTGAGAAAGAAATTGAGTATATTATAGGAGAATTTACATATGCTGAAAATGAGGCTTATGTTGGAGGGTTAAGAGATAAGGTGAATCAAAAATTTTGGGGTCCTTTAAAAGATTCCGGTATTGAAGTAAGTGGAGAATATCTTTCAATTACGGCAGGTTATATTATTATGTTTTCAAGGTTATTAAATTATTATGGTGATTTGGAGGGATTGATGCAAAGAATAATTCAATACCTATTACCAAAACTTGAAACAAATTGGTCGGAGAGTCAATATGAGTATTATGATTCAAGCCAGTTTGATGAGGTTAATTACAATAGGAGTGCTTTTAGATACTTAAATGATATTGAGGAGAAACTATCGGAAAATGAAAATATTGGTGAATATACAGATTTGATAAAAAGAATAAGAAAGAAATTTGAATTTGATAAGTGGTATAAAATACCGAAAACTGATGATAGACACTTCAAGATAAAAAAGATTGACCCTGATGATTTGAAAATTAAAATTCAATTCCAATCTAATGAGGGACTTATATCAGGAACTCGTTTGAGTGAAGAAGATTTTTATAGTTTCCTTTATAATTATGACTTATTTGATTTAGGTTAATTATTTTTTTTATTATCTTTGTCATTATGACAAACGATATAGATTTATTAAAAGAGGTGTTGAGTGTTCCCTCTAAAACATATAATGAACACTTAATGGTTGAATACTTGGTTCGTTGGATGATTGAAAACGACATAGAATATTTTGTTGATGAATATTTGAATGTTTATGCAACCAAAAAAGATAATTCAGAACTTCCACCGGATTTTTATTTCCCTTGCGTAATTTCTCATACTGATACGGTGCATGAAATTGATAAAATCAATATTCACGATGAAATCCTACCAAACGCCCAAAACGAACCAAAACCTTCCTTGAAAGCATATAATGATTTGGGACAACCAACCGGAATCGGTGGTGATGATAAATGCGGAGTTTTCGCATGTCTCAAATTGTTGAAAGAACTTCCATATCTGAAAGCCGCATTCTTCGTATCAGAGGAAACAGGTTGCCACGGGTCCAAAAAGGCAAACGATGAATTTTTCAAAAATGTTGGTTATGGAATCCAATTTGATGCGCCTGAAAACTGGATGATTACCGAAAAATGTTTCGGACAAGTTTTATTTGACCGAGATTCCGACTTCTTTAATGGTTGTGATGTGGTTTTAAGTGAAGGTATGAAAGATAAGGGTATGCAATATATGATACACCCTTATACCGATGTTTATGCCCTCAGGTCAAAGTTTGATTTCTCCTGTATCAATTTCTCAATCGGATATTATGATTACCATACAGCAAATGAGTATGTCGTGATTGAAGATGTTTTTAATGGACTTGAAATGGGTAGGAAGATGATTGAAACTCTCGGTTATAAGTTGTATTATAAAAAATCGGAAAATCAAAAAGATTTTTATAGGTATTTAATTTAAATAAAAAAGGGGGTTAAAACCCCCTTTTTTATTTCCCCTTCTTTACAACTTTAATTTCTTCACCATCCATTTTCAGGATATAGGTTTTACCCTCTACGATTTTGCCGGTGAGGACTTCTTCGGAAATTAGGTCTTCCACTTTATCTTGGATCGCCCGTTTCATAGGTCTCGCACCATAACTTTCATCGTATCCGATTTTGGAGATATAATCAACCAAAGATTGTTCGTAAGAGATGTTGTATTTCAACTCTGACAATCGGTTCATCAACTTCTTCAACTCAATTTCAGTAATCTTGTTAATATCTTCTGGTGAAAGAGTATTGAACACGATTGTATCATCAATTCGGTTGAGGAACTCAGGTGAGAAGAAATTCTTCATTTCTTTCATCAGGATTTGTTTCTTCGCCTCCTCACTTGCGTAAGAACTTGAAAATCCAATACCTGTTCCGAAATCTTGGAGTTTCTTAACGCCCAAGTTTGATGTGAGAATAATCAGGGTATTCTTGAAATTGATTTTTCTACCCAAACTGTCAGTCACATGCCCTTCATCCAAGATTTGGAGTAATACTGTGAATACATCTTTGTGAGCTTTTTCAACCTCATCAAAGAGAATTACACAATATGGTTTGTTCTTAACCTTTTCGGTAAGGAGACCACCTTCTTCATATCCAACATATCCTGGAGGAGCACCCACAAGTTTCGATACTGTATGTTTTTCTTGGTATTCACTCATATCCAATCGGATTAGAGCATCTTCACTACCAAACATTTCTTTTGCAAGTTGTTTTGCGAGGTGAGTTTTTCCAACACCCGTTGAACCAAGAAATACGAATGATCCGATTGGTCTATTTGGGTCTTTAATCCCGAGTCTATTTCTCTTGATAGATTTTGCAACCTTGATCACAGCCGGGTCTTGACCAATAACTTTTCCTGTGATGTTCTTATCCAAATCAACAAGTGCTTTCGTATCATCAACGCTCATCTTATTCACGGGGATTTTTGTCATATTGGATACGACATCATATACATCCTCCAAAGAGATTTGTTTTTTCTCTTTAATCATTTGTTCTTCAAACTTTGCTTTCTCAGCTTCAAGTTTTGTGAGGATTTTCTTTTCCTTATCTCTTAACTCAGCGGCAAGTTCATAATTCTGTTTCTTAACAACATCAATCTTCTGTTGTTTGATTTCAGCTGCCTTCCGCTTCAGTTCTTCAATATTCTCAGGGACTTTGAGTTCGGTCTGCATCCTTGCTCCAACCTCATCCAAAATATCAAATGCTTTATCAGGAAATTCTCTATCCGTGATATATCTCTCAGCAAGTTTAACACAAGTTTCAATCACCTCATCAGAATATGCCACCTTATGGAATGCTTCATATTTCTCCCTCATATTTTTGAGGATTTCAATTGTCTCAACAACTGATGATGGGTCAATAACCACCTTTTGGAATCTGCGTTCAAGGGCACCATCCTTTTCAATATTCTTTCTGAACTCATCCAGAGTTGTTGCACCAATCACTTGGAGTTCTCCTCTTGCAAGAGCCGGTTTGAAGATATTTGCACCATCCATAGAACCAGAAGAATTACCTGAACCAATCAAGGTATGGATTTCATCAATAAACACGATGATATTTGGATTTGCTTGAAGTTCTTCCATAATCACCTTCATTCTTTCCTCAAATTGACCGCGATACTTTGTACCAGCAACAACGGATGTCAAATCCAAATTGACAACTCGTTTATCCGCCAAATTTCTTGGGCATTCACCATTCACGATTTTTATCGCCAAACCTTCAACCACCGCTGTCTTTCCCACACCAGGGTCTCCAAGCAATATGGGATTGTTTTTCTTCCTCCTTGAAAGGATTTGGGCGATTCTCAATATTTCCCTATCTCTACCGATTACGGGGTCCAACTTTCCTTCTTCCGCAAGTTTATTCAAATCTCTACTGAAATTATCCAAAACGGGCGTGCTACTCTCCGAGTTCTGCTTTTGTTTCTTACTCATCATTTTGTCGTCGTCATCCATTAAGTCGTTCATATTTCTTTATTTTTAGCAAAGGTATATCAAATTTCATACAAAACAAAACAATTAGACAAATTGTCGTGAAAAAAATTTATACCTGACATTTTGTCAGTTTTATATAAAAAACCTGTCATAAATTTGTATTGGTATATATTTTGACCTATATTAGCAAAATAAAAATTAAAACACAATAGATATGATTTACGGAAACAGAGATTTTAACGATTTATTTAACTCATTTTTTTCACAAAGAATGTCAAGTCCAATATTCTACACAACGACTGACTTTAAGTATGAAGACGATTCTTCCGATTACCAAGTTAATCACACAGATGACGGAGCATACCTTTTCTTCGAGGCTCCCGGTTTTAATAAATCAAACCTCAAAGTAGAAATGGAAGGAAGCCGTATTATTATTGAAGGTAAAAGAAGTTATAAGTTGAATGGGAAAGAAGTATCCAAATCAATCTCCAAAAAATTTGAAATCGGAAAAGATTATGACTACTCCCAAATTGAAGCCACAATAGAAGACGGATTACTAACCGTGTTTGTTCCCAACTTTAAGAAAATAGAAAAGAAACGGATTAGTATTCTGTAATCAAAAGAAAACCCTCGACCTCAGGTTGGGGGTTTTTTGTTTCACCTTGTCACATATTTATTAAATAAAATATAATGGCAAGTTTAAATTTAACTTTTAATAGTATAACAAATGCCGACGCATTAGTTGGAAATGCATCACTTGTTGCGGATTGGAATACATTTTTTGATTTACCTACGTATGGAACACCATTTAGTGCGGTCACAATAAGTGGAAATACCGTTCAGTTGTTTGGCGGAAGTAATATTAATTTGAAAAATAATTTATTTTCACCTGGAAATACTGGAAATCCAAATATTATTCAGGTAATAGATTCGGTTGGTTACATAACAACAGCCGGCAATTATTGTTTCTATAACTGTACATCTCTAACAACGATTGATTTTCCAAATCTAACAACAGCAGGTATTTATTGTTTCAGAGATTGTACATCTCTAACAACAATTGATTTACCAAGTCTAACAACAGCCGGTAATTATTGTTTCAATAGTTGTACATCTTTAACAACAATTGACTTACCAAGTCTAACAACTGCCGGTAATTATTGTTTCTATAATTGTACATCTCTAACAACAACTAATTTACCAAATCTAACAACTGCAGATGTTGCTTGTTTCTCAGACTGTTCATCTCTAACAACAATTGATTTACCAAGTCTAACAACAGCCGGTGATGGGTGTTTTCAAAGTTGTGGATTTCTAACAACAATTAACTTTTCAGGGTTAACAACAGCAGGTGACAGTTGTTTCCAAAGTTGTGTATCTCTAACAACAATTGACTTACCAAGTCTAATAACAGCCGGTGATGCTTGTTTCTACAATTGTTCATCTCTAACAACAATTGACTTACCAAGTCTAACAACAGCCGGTAATTATTGTTTCTATAATTGTACATCTCTAACAACAATTAATCTACCAACTTGTTTAAGATTAGGTACAACAGTTGGGGATGATAATGTTTTTAATGGTATAAATGGAAACACAATAACATTAACCGTTTTAGATATACTTATGACCTGTAATGGTGGAAGTCCGGATGGAGATATACAAAATTTACAAGCAAATAACACTGTAACAGTTATTGAAACCGAATTAAATATTAATAATAATCCAAATGCCTTAAATTTAACATTCGTCCCAATTTTAGGTGCAGATTTACTAGTTGGAGATGCAACAAATGTGTCAGATTGGAATACATTCTTTGATTTACCTACTTACGGAACACCATTTAGTGCCGTTACAATAAGTGGAAATACCGTTCAGTTGTTTGGTGGAAGTGGTATAACATTAAAAGATAATTTATTTTCTCCAGGAGATATTGGAAACAAAAATATTATTCAGGTAATAGATTCAGTTGGTTGCATAACAACAGCCGGTAATACTTGTTTCTATGATTGTACATCTCTAACAACAATTAATTTACCAAATCTAACAACAGCAGGTAATTGGTGTTTCAGAGGTTTATTTGTAACAACAATTAATTTACCAAATCTAACAACGGCCGGTGAATATTGCTTCGATTCTTGCCTATCTCTAACAACAATAGATTTACCAAATTTAACAACAGCCGATAATAATTGTTTTAGTTATTGTGCATCTCTAACAACAATTAATTTACCAAATTTAACAACAGCCGGCCAGAGTTGTTTTTCCGATAGCACATCTATATCAACAATTGATTTACCAAATCTAACAACGGCCGGTGAAAGTTGTTTCTATTATTGTACATCTCTAACAACCATAAATTTACCAAATTTAACAACAGCCGGTAATAGTTGTTTCCAAAGTTGTTTTTCTCTAACAACAATCGATTTTTCAGGGTTAACAACAGCAGGTAACTATTGTTTTCAAGGTTGTCCTCTAACAACGGTTGATTTACCAAATTTAATAACAGCCGGCCAGAGTTGTTTTTCCGATAGCACATCTATATCAACAATTTATTTACCAAGTCTAACTACAGCCGGTAATAATTGTTTCTATTATTGTACATCTCTAACAACAATCGATTTTTCAGGGTTAACAACAGCAGGTGACAATTGTTTTCAAGGTTGTACATCTCTAACAACAATCGATTTTTCAGGGTTAACAACAGCAGGTGACAATTGTTTTCAAGGTTGTGCATCTCTAACAACGATTTATTTACCAAAAATTGTAAATTTGGGGACTACTACAGGTAATAATGGTGTATTTAATGGAATTTCCGGTAATACAATTGACTTGACGGTTAATAAAATTGTTATGGTAAATAATAGTGGAGGTCCTGATTTGGATATTGTTGCCTTACAATCATCAAACACTGTAACAATTACAGAAGTCATAACACCGAGTATCATAACGATGACTGCAGATACAAATTATGGTGATACAGTTATTGTACAATTAACTGGTGTTGATGGGTATATTGATTGGGGTGACGGCACTATTGTCAATCCCGTTACAAATGGTGTGGATAATACACACACCTTTAGTTCAAATACAAAATACAATATAACAATAACAGGACTTACTTTATCAACTATTTATGTAAACTCCAACGGATATAGAAATATCGAACAAATAGAATTGAATTGTGATGCAATATCAAATTTTTACTATAACCCTCAAACACTTACTGGTATTGATCTTAACCCAATTGATTTTACGGGTTATAATATGTTAAATATTCAAATCAATTATGCTGGACTCTTGGGATTTTTACCCCCTAACGCTTTAAACACTTTAGATTTAAGGGGAAATAAACTTACTGAATTGGATTTATCAGGTACAACACTTTTAAGTTATGTTTACGTACAAAGTAACGAATTGACTAGTTTAATTTTACCTTCTACCGTTCAGGGTTGTTACGCATTTAACAATTACCTCACATCTTTTGTAAATAATTCATCCTTAATTGACATCTTTTTGAGTTTGAACAATATGGAATCAATTGACATCGGACCGTTGTCTAGTTCAAACACCTTCGTCTTATCTTTAAATAATTTACCATCAACCCAAATAGATAATATTCTTTCTCAGCTTGTTGCAAACAGTTTAACAAATTCTAAAATACTGATTACTAATCAATCAACAGGAACTACATTGTCTGAACAGGGCTCATTAGATAAGGCAACATTAGAATCTAACTTCAATTTAATATCAATTAGTAGTGAAGGAGTAAGTCAACCTGGTACTTTGGCAACAAACAAATTGCAAAGACAAATTATCAAATATACTGCGGGATTAAATGATAATGGGAACGTGTTCCAAAGTTTAGAATTACCAGATGGGAGAATATTACTCGGTGGAGATTATTTTGGATGTCGTTTAATTAGATTGGATGAAAATTATGATTTAGATAATACTTTTAATATAGGTTTAGGATTTAACGACCAAGTAAGGGCGTTAATTTATGATTCAGATAATAAAGTAATTGTTGGTGGAGCATTTACAGAATTTTCGGGACAATCTTATAATAGGATTATAAGATTGAATGAAGATGGTTCCGCAGACACTACTTTTAATGTTGGTACTGGATTTGACGCCAGGGTACGTGTAATACGAAAATTATCATCTGGAAAATTTTTGGTAGGAGGAGATTTTGACACTTACGATGGTGAAAATTATAGTAGTTTAATAAGACTAAATTCTGACGGGTCAATTGATAACACATTTGTCATCGGTAGTGGATTTACTAAACCTAACACCTCTGGTGTATATGAAATTGTAGAACAACCTGATGGTAAATTACTTATAGGAGGATGGTTTACTGAATATAGTGGAGTTTCTGCTAATAGAATTATAAGATTAAATTCCGATGGAACCGTAGATAATACATTCAATTATGGAACGGGTTTTAATGAAAGAGTAAATAGAATTGGTTTACAATCTGATGGGAAAATGATTGTAATCGGAGGAAATTACTCAAATGGAGGATTCACAGAATATAACGGAACTCCCGCGAACTCTATAATCAGATTGAATAGTGACGGTACTGTAGATCCAACTTTTAATTACGGAACTGGATTCAATGGGTATACTGTAGGTTTGATTTTACAAAGTGATGGTAAAATTATTATAGCAGGATATTTTGATGATTATAACGGTAATACATATAATTCATTAATTAGA